ATATTTGGTGTACGGATAATTTAACTCTTCGTCCCGTACTTGGACACTAATTTCTCCTTCGGGCGATATTTCGATGACCCTGCCTTGCTTTTGCTTTCCGGTCTCCTCGTCGAGATATGTTATATAGTCCCACAAACGGATTTCATCGCCGCCAGTGGTTTGTCTTTTTTCTTTTCCCTTTACATGGGTAATTTGCTCGGGTTTGATAGAAATAGGTAAAGGGACACCATCTACTACATCTTCCACATCTACTCCCGAATCATCGATACCGATGATTTTCAATGTTCTTTCCACACCGGGGTTATCCGGGTCGGAATAATCTTTGAAGGTTACTACATCTCCTATCTCTAATTCGGACTTACGGTATAAAGGTTGTTTCTCAACCCCTTCGTCACGGGGTGACAACTCCCCTATCTCGCCACCGCTCATAGTAGAGGAGGGTGTTCGGCTTTGTTCATCGGATTCTACTTCATCAGCTTCGTTCTCTATCTGGCTTGCCATATTTGTTTTTGTGATGTCCTCGGCCATTGCACGTGCTTGTCCTACGGCATCTTCTGTCGACATAATGGATACGCTTCTTATGTCTTTGGGCGATACCATAATGGGAGTATTACCTATTCCTACCGGAACGGCTATAAGAGAGCCAGATTGCGTTGTAGAGGTATATTCTCCGGCTGCATTGGGTTCCAGTGATACGTTTCCTACCGTAAGTATGGCTTCACGGCCGTCTGACAAGGTTACGGTTACTTTTCCTCCCATCTCTTTATTGATGAGTCTCATTTCTGCCTCGGCAGCTTTGTCCCCGGCTTCTTCGGCATCGGATTCGATCTTGCCGAGTATAAATTCATATCCGGTACGAGCCATTACAAAATCTTGTAAATCTTTTGCATCTCCTTTCCCTAAATCGTGTGTATTGACCATCGCCATGACATAATCTGCTCGACGGTCTAAGGGTACATTGTCAAGCCCGTGTATTATATCATCGACGGAAAGTCCTTCGCCGAGGTCTTTACTTTCATAACGTTTTTTGGCTTTGCGGTATTTATTGTATGTCAAACCAACTCCAATGGAATTGGCGACTTGAAATCCAAGCGACATGATACCGACAGCCATTACCGTTTGGAATTGCTGTTCCGGGTCGGAGATGTCCTTCCATTCGACGTCGCCGACGGTAGCGGCATTAAGGAGCATGCCCAGTTCTTCCTCGGCTACCTCCGGTATGAATCCGTTAAATCCGGTGAGCTTACCGACTTGCCGGGCGAAACGGGTGGTTTTTCCTATCAATGGTTTTGTGAGGAGCTGTCGCCCCCCCTTGAAACGGGAGAGCAGTTTACCCAGATTGAGCCCCATGTAATTTCCCATGTACTCGGTTCCGTTCTCTATAAGGTTAGCGGCGAATCCTTTCAAGAATGCTAATCCGAGGCTTTCCCGGTTCTTCACTCCCTTGTGTTTATAGTCTGTTTCGAGGATTCCCTCGGGCGTCATGGTGGAGCCTACCTGTATATCGTGATTGCCTACCATGCGATTCATAACGTCCTCGACCGTGTGAGCCACACCCGATGTAAGTGCCATTACCGTACCTCCCACAAGGCCGTCCACGGCGGCATTGCCTATCTTGCCTGCGGCGTTCATGGCCACCCGTCCGGCTGCGCGTTTGCCGGCATTGGCGGCTATGCGGGATACCGCTTTGGAGGCCGATTGGCCGACGATTTTCTTGACGGCTGTCTTCGCAGCCGCTTTGGTCGCAGCAGATGCGGCTGCTCCTACACCTCCCGTCAAAGCGAATTGTACCAAGAATGGAAGAGATTGCATGGTTCCCTGCCCGATATTTTGCCAAGAGTCGAGTTGCAGGCTTCCTTGTATCTGGTCTAACAGGGAGAAAGCGGCCATAAGTTGCTGCTCTTCCTGGGTGAGTTTTTCGAAGCCTTCACCCTTGTCGCCTATTTTATTGGCGATAGCAAGCACCCGACCCATATCGATTGCATCTGTGGCTCCCAGCGTTAAAATACCGGAGTCAAATGAACGGGCAAACGCATCGGCAAAATTGGCGAGCCAGTTACCGTCCTTGCGCTTGTACATCTCTATGACATCACGAGCCTCGGATATGTATTTGCGTGTAAGCAGCTGTTCTTCGGATAACCCAGAACTCTTTTTTATCCTCCCTAATTCGTGTAGGGCATTATCATTTATAGCAGCATCTAATCCGCTTACAAGACTTTCCCTCAAACTAGGTGTTTTTACTGATGTCGATTTAATTCCTTGGTCTATATCCTCCTCCAACTTATCAAGCATGTTCTCAAATTGAAAAACTACGTCTTTCTCCAAACGTGTTCTGGCGTCGGCAAACCTATCTTCAATGGTTTTATCAAATTGAGATTTATATGCGTCGGAAACGGGGGTGCGGTTGGAGGAACTATTTGACACTCCTCTCCCTTCGGGTACTCCCCCTATATTGCCTTGCGACACAGATGGAGAGGGTGATTTACTTATCCAATTTTTATCGATTATTCCATCTGCTATTTGCTCGGCGGAAGTAGCGGCCTGTCGTACTTTTTGGAACAAGGGCGTATTTGCCGCCCCATATTTTCCATGACCCAAAGACTCTTCGTAATCGGCAATGCTGTTTTCCAATTCATCTTCGGATATAATTGTGTTTTGGGGATTTTGATTTGAAACAAATGTATTAGGTGATTCCTTTTTTGTTTCTTCCGTCACATACGACCATTTTTCATATCGCTGTTGGAATTCATTACGAATTGATAACGGCAATGCGTACTTTCCTCCTTCACCGTCGTATATCTCTACTTTTGCCTCTGGATAGTAGCTCTCAAAATCTCGTATTTTGTCGTCAGGGATATTGTACCTATTCCCGTTTACTCTGTATATCGGCATAACACTATGTTAATCAATTAATTTTGTATTGTGGAAATTTATCATATTTTTTATTGGGCTGCTCTATACCTTCTATATATAATCCTATATTTTCTGCGGCTTCCAAAACTTTTTGTTCAATCTGAGGATATTTCCTCATAAGAGAACCTATTTCTTGAATCGCAGTTTTTGCACTATTCGGATTGTTCCTTAACATATCGTCAATTCTTAACAACTGTTCCGTAACCGTGGTATCTTCACCATATTCATTCTTCATTTTCTCATCACCTAATCCTGCGTCAATAACAGCTTGTCGAGCTGCTTGAAAAAGGCTTCCAGCAGAAAACGGTAATTCACTCTCGGAGATTTTAATTCGTTTTCCACCAGACAAAGGAATATCAGAACCTTTCTTATATAGATCGCTGCCTTTATTCTTCATAGATGCTATACCGTATTTCGTTTTGTTATTGTCGGCTGCTATCTGTATCTTCGTAGCATTATTCGCATCATTTATTGATTTTTTATTTGATCGCTCCTTTTCGCTCTCTCCGGCTTCAAATCCAAATTTCATCAATAGGTCATTTAATTCATTTGCCCGTTCCCACTCGGCCAAAGCTCCCTCATACTCTCTTTGCGCTTCTGCGGCTTGTGCGGCATCACGACCGACCTTGTCTTGGAATGCCGCTTTTAACAGGCCTTGATCGTACAACATCTGCATTTGGTCTCTGCGGTCGAGCAGATTTTGGAGGAAAGCATTATTGACAGCCGTTGCCGGTTTTCGGGCGGCGGCATTTCCACCTGCGGCTACTCCTATTATCTCGGCTAATGTGGCTCCTACATCACCAAGTACGGCCAATTTCCTCCGATTTTCCACGATTCGAGGATCGATTTCTTCGGGACGTTTGAGTATGCGGTTATAAATAGAGACAAAAGATTCGCCGGCTTCTGCGGCTTCTCTCATCTGGGCTGCCTGTTCCGGGGTAACATGGAACACTGGTTTCTCAGAAGTACCATCGGCACTTACACCGTACCCGGTAGTAGCGTCTATATAGGGAACAGGGGTTTTAGAACGATTATGTATAGTTTTAGTAGAATCTATTGGTACATATCTGTAATAATCTCCATTCGTATCAAGCCTATATTCATTTCTAAATTTTATGGCATCAGGAGAATCAGAATAATACCATTCCAATTCTTTATTCAAAGTTGGGTGATTTTTAGATTTAACAAACTCATATATTCCAGTATCAGGATTCATATATACACTATTTAAATGAGCATTAGGGTATAATGCAAATCTTACCATATCCTCATATGGGGCAAGCTCATAAGCTCTTCTAAGATTATAATTTGTAGTATCCGATTTCTCAGGAGGAACAGTTTTGTAATATTCCTCAAAAGAGGGCTTGTTAAAACGATTGGCGGCTACTGTATTTTCCCATGATTGTTGCAGATTTTTACCGTCGACCAACGGCGTACCGTCTGTTCTCTTTCCACCGGAGGCAGTATTTTGCCAATCGGAATTTATAATTTTACTAACAGGAGAAACGACGGGTGGAGCAGGTTGTGTCAGATCAATCTTCTCCTCTGGCGTTTTTTCCTTCCATCTGTTTAATAAATCGTCTAATATTGCCATATTTTATCCATTAAATAGCGGGAGTGGTTGCATTTCCCGTTTTCTTATAATAGGGTGTAGTAAACAACGACCCGAGAAGATTTCCCGAATTGGAGGCTATTTGAGTCCAACTGGCTGCGTTTTGGGCATATTGTCCGGCTTTCTGTCCCAAGAGGTAGTTTTTCTGATTCAAATAGTTTGTCTTTGCATTATCCTTGACTTGTTGTCCCATAGCGGCGATATTGCCGACGGTATCGGAAAGCGCACGGGCATTTACTTTTTTTACGGCGGCCTCAGCTTCGGGTGTGGCTCCCGTTACTACCGCCGAATTTCGTTGTGCACGAACGGCATCGGATAAATTTTTGCGGTATGTGCTCAATAGATTCTGTACGTCGGAGCGGTTCAAGATGTCTTGATAATAATCTTTCTTGAACATGTTTTCGTTTTCTTGTAATTGCTTGTCCAACTGTTTTCGTGCTTTCCTGTTTGCGGAAGCGGAGCCCAATCCTCCTGCGAGTATCCCGCCGAGAGACCCGATGAGTCCTAATATTGTAAGAGGTTCCATAGAACTTTATTTTTTTATTGCAAAAATCGCTTTTCTCTGAAATCAAGGGCATACGTCTTTGCCATTTGTTTGGATATAACACTTAAAACGAGGCCTCCGAAATGGGCTTTTTGTGACGTATAACTGCTTTATTTACAACCTTTGGAGGGTCTATACTACCCGAGATGTATAGTCCTATCGCCCGGGACATGAGCAAGTCGTCATGTTTTCCTTCTATCGCACCATAAGCTCCATTTTTCTTTTTTTCATAAGTATCATGCTCATCAAGAACTTCTTCTTCCCGCTCGATATAGCCATTATCACGGATTATTTGTATCTGATTATTGATAACCATCGATTTGGTGGTTCTGTTGGTATGAAATCCCCAACGGGCAGGTGCTCCTTCTTTAATCTGCGAAGGAGGAGATTGCCGGGCATACAGGTTTTCATAGGAGGCTGCGACAAGGTCAAGAATATATTCTGCGTCTCCTTGGTCGGAAGCCTCCGTTTCTAATGTATTGCTTTCAAAAACCAGTAAGGCGGTATTATACCACAAGGCTATCTGGGTAGCCTTCCACGCCAATATATCGTGATCGATATGTCCTCTCCAAGAAGCGACAATCTCGGGTTTTCCTCCATACATAGTCCAATAGCGGTCTATCACACTTATCACAGACCAGTCGGCAGAATGGGATCGTCCTCCAATATCTACGGAAACAATATAACGATTGGATATATCGAGCTCGGTATCGGGTTTTTCCCATACTTTAAGCAAGCCGGTTGTATCTTCTTTGAAAGATAGTTCTCTTAATGAATCTTTCCCGGTTATAGAATGTGTATCGGACTGTAATTCACCCCGCCAACAAGGAGGCTTCGTATTTTCTCTCATACGGTGGATAGCATAACGATCGAAAACTCGCTCTCCTGTGTTTGCAAATGCTTCTACATCGTTGGAAGGGAATTCGCTCATCATGTGTTGAGCATCTTGAAATGTTTTTCTTTTGTTTCTATACCATTCTATGGCTTCAAGAGTGGCTCCACTTTCCCACAAATACCATTCGTAATCGGTAAAAGAGGATATAAGCCGCTTGTAATCGTCGACAGGTGTCTGATACATTTCTATATCATACCAAGGAATAAATATAGGGGTCTTATCCGACTCTCCTTTTTTTGCATTCTCATATTCGGTATGAAAATAATCCCCAACTCCTTGTGCCGTAGATTCCATGACAATGACGGAATAAGGAACTAGGGGTATAGATGAGCTAATGGAAGCTATCAAATCTCCTGTTCGTTTTTCTTTGGTATCGGGATACAAAGCAACCTCGGAGAAATGAACCATAGCTATATCTGCTCCTCGAACAGAATCGGGTTTTTCTGCCGAACCTATCGTTACACGGGCATTTACTTGTTGGATATAAGATATATTCTGAGTTCTAGCAAACGGTCTCAATTTAAGCGGACTATTCAATATCCAAGAAGGATAATTGTCGAGCAGTTTGCTATACATTGCTCGAATATTGGAAGATGAGTCTTTTACATGCGCTGCTATGACGCTATTCCACTGATGTTTGTGTACAAGCTGAATCCACGCCATATAGATTTGTGTGAGCGTTGAACCTCCCCATTGTCGGGCTTTGAGTAGAATCACCCGGATTGGTTTCCCCTCACGACGTTGCTGTTCGAATAGTTTAAGAAGTTTTCTTTGCGGTCTGTTCAAAAGAAAGGGTATATCGACCGATGTTATCTTATCTTTTATCTTAACTGTGGCTATCGCCCAAAACTCAAAATCGTATTTAATCCGCAGCAAAAAAAATTGACGGTCTATTTCTCGAATAAGCTGGGGTGTGGCTTGTTGATGAAGCCCGTTTTCAAGAAGATTTTTATAGGATTTTTCTTGGGAAAGTATCTGTACCCAGCCATTTTCCTCGTACATATCGGCGGGTATATGTAGAGTCCCGAACTCTTCGATTTTTATTTCTTTTCGGGGTATTACATCTGACCCCTCTCCCGTTACCGGATCATACGGTTCCGTAAAAGACATTCTCCTTTTTTTGTTCTCTGCTATTATTTCAGAGTAATTCATTCGATGCCTCCTTCCTTTTTTGATTGAAAAAAGCATCTTTTCTTCTCATGGCTATGATATGCCTCGCCGTACGAACAGAAATATAAAATTGTGGAGCCGGAGAACGAATCGCCCTTCTAACTGCTTCTGAAAACGATATGCGATTATCACTGGCTTGAATTTCACAGGCTTTTTTGTATAGGTCGATGTACATCTTTTGCTTTATGGGACAAGATGTTATTCGTTTTCCTTTTTTTATGTTCAGAAGATTGGTTATGGCTTTTTCATTACCGATATAAAACCGCTTGGAAGGGGATTGAATCGCCGCTTGATAAATGTAATCACACATTATTCCACCACACAAATTGAGGGTGTAGTAGAACGTGTCACAGAACTCTCGGTCTCTGTTTTCTTGATAATCTAATGTAGGCATACGCAATTTGATTTGCGTATGTTGGGTATCGGTTTGCTGCAAATATAAGCTAAAAAATCGATTTTGCAATGACGTACTGCCCTAAAAATCGCACTGACCGATTTTGCAATGACGTACCGTCCTAAAACTATGAAAATGAGATTTTTGTGTTGAGTTTTTTTTTGAACCCATCACAAAAAATCGTATGGAAAAAGATAAAGAAGAAATTACAGCACAAGTTGAAGCTCCATCTGGAACAGTAGATGAAACCGTAAAAGCCGAATCTCCTAAAAGCGGCCGATCGGTATGGGTAGAACGACTACGTACGACTTACCCGGATAAAGATGTAGACTATGAAAATGACGATGATGCTTTCTACTCGGTATTAGAGGATTTTTATAATACCAGAGAGGATAGAATCAGAAAACTTGACGAGGGTAATAAATCTCTCACAGAAGCATTGGCTCGTGAACCGGAAGCGGGATTATTTCTAAGTGAATTAATTGCAGGGAGTGAAGTATTGCCTGCCCTTGCAAAAAGTTATGGAGATATTCTCGGAGCTGTCTCGGGTGACGAAGAATCCATGAAAAAATTTAATGAAGGACTTTCGGCTCGCCGGGATTCTGAGAAATCATTTAACGAAATCAGAGCAAAACAAGAGGAAAACGCAGCCCGTAATGCAGAGACCATCGGCTCGTTTTTCGAAGAAAAATCGGCCGACGACGCAGAACGGACGGCCTTTGAGGATTTTGTATCGTCTCTGGCCGACAGCATTTTCACTTTCAATTTCGACCGCCCTACCCTCGATGCTCTTTGGAGGGCATACAAACATGATGAAGACGTGACCGAAGCGGCCACTGTGGCGGAAGTAAAGGGGAGAAATGCCAATATCGAACTCCAAAAAAGGAGCGTAAAGAACGACGGGACACCCAATCTGAACAGGGAATCGGCAGATAGGATAACGGCGAATGTGACTGTCCCGAGGAGTAAACGAAGGGGGATTTTTGAAAGAGGAGAAATTGTTTAACAAAATAGGTAAAAAAGATGAAAATTTTAGGTAAAGAAGTGAATTGGAAATATATCGCTGTCGCCGGCGGTATTGTGTTGTTGTTTTTATTGTTGTGCTCCTTCGGGTTGTTCACATCAGGTGAAACGGTCATCGGACTGGCCGCAACGGTTCCTCTGGCAGGAGGTGGTGTGAACGTTACGGACGAGCCGGTATCGGCAGACTTGACCAAAGAGGTGTCGCCGGATTTGTTGAAAGCGCATATAGACAAGGAGGTTTGCCGGATTATGCCTTCGTCTACACCGGTAGACACGGTAAGCCGTAGCGGTCGGGTGATTTCGGTAGGTTCCCGTGAATATGAGTTTTATTCGTTGGACACCAAACCGGCTTTGACAACCTTGAAAGCGAAATATACAGAAACGGCGTCGGCCGGTGCGAAGCTCGACACGGCGAACAACGATTATTTCGAAGTTTCGGACACGATAAAGGTTATCGGTGTAAAAGGTTATGACGAGGGAGGAACTACTGAAAAAGACGAGTTGGTTCTCTATGTAATGAGTAAAGATGCCGACGGTAAACTGAATGTCTTGGCGGTGAATGGTAAAAAGAGCGGCAGCACACCGGGTATAGTACCCACCATCGAAGCCGGAACTGAACTCCTGCGAATGGGACGAGCCGGAGCGGAGAAAGATGCACAAACTGCACAATTCGAGACCTTGCCTACCAAAGAACAGAATTATGCCCAAAAGTTCTGTACGCAAGTCGAAGTTACTGATGTATATCAGGAATGGACGGAAAAAGAAGTCGATTTCACGTTCACAGACATGGAACGCGATGCCATTTGGGAAATGAAGCGAGGTATGGAAATGAATTTCTTGTTCGGCAAAAAGAACAAATTACGTGATACGACCAAGAAAGAGGACGTGTGGTTTACTGAGGGCATCTGGTGGCAAGCCGGTAAAGACTGGACTTATGACGCAGAGGCAGGAATGACCGCGAAAGATTTGATAGCTCTCTGTAAAACGGCTTTAACGGGAAATGCAAGCAGTAAGAAAAAACTGGTTTTCGCCGGAAGCGATTTTATCGAACAAGTGACGAACCTCGATATTCAGAAAGTCATGCAGGGGGATCAATACAAAGCCGAACTTGGGCTCACGTTCGATTCCATTCACTCGAAATTTGGAGATTTGTATGTGGTATATACAGAAGCATTCGATCTGGCAGGCATGAGCAAATGTGCCCTTGTGGTGGACGATAACTATTTGACCAAATTTGAATTCAAGTCGTTGTCGAAAGAACGCAGGGATTTCAAAACTGCGGGTATACGTGAGACGGAAGGAGAATTTATCCAAGAAATTTCGGGCATTGTATTGAAGAACCCGGGTGCTCACGTTCGTATCACTCCGAAAGCTGAATAAAAAACAAACAGGGGGAGTATCTTTCATCGATACTCCCCATAAATCATAGAAGTTATGTTGAAAGTATATAAAACCCAGACTTACCTGAGTATGCCGATAACCGTGAAAGGTAAATCGGTACGCATTGAGTTCAGAGGGAATAAATTCACAGGCGGATTTTTCTCGACCAAAGACAAAAATGTGCAGAAAGCGATAGAGTCTTCTAAGGAGTTCAACAACATTATATTTTTAGATGCTGTCGAGGAAGAACCTGTAAAAGAGAAAGAAGACAGAAGGGTAAAAATAGAGTCTGTAAAATCGTTTCAAGAAGCTGTCGAATATCTGAAAGGAGAGGGAATTATCGCTAAAACGCCGGAAGAAATCAACTCGGCAGCCGAAGAATTGAACATTTCATTCCCTAATCTAAAATAACCCCATGCAAATATCCCGATTATCTTATCTGGTCAAGGTCGTTATCGATGAAGTCATTCCGTCGACCGTCGAAATTTCATATAACGACATGCCCATAGATGACAGGGTAAACAGCCTTGCGGAGTCCTGCGCAAAAGAGACTTTACTGGCTTCTCCACTGAGATATTTGCCTCACAAAGATATACCGGGAAATGTAGAAATATATGGAGACGGGAGTGGATATGTGTTACTCCCCTCCGATTTCCTGCGTCTTTTTTCTTTTAAAATGGAACTTTGGAAACGTAGGGTAAATAATAGCATAACAGAGGAAAGTGAAAGTTATCTGCTACAAAAAAATCCTGTTACACGAGGTGGCATAAATTTCCCCATATGTGCGGTGGTTAACAGTGAAAAAGGGCTCATTTTAGAATGGTATTCTGTCCCTTCTTATGTAAGAATGCCCAAATGCACGGAAAAAAGATATGTTCCCATACCTGAAATAACGAACTCTGAAATAAATATTCCACAAGGGCTGGAAATGCTCATGGTATATATAACAGCCAAAGAAGTACTGATGAGTTTACAACAATATGACATGGCAAAAGCTACCGAAGAATTGATACTAACGGAAATGAAACAATTATCTATATAAATCGACATGTGTAGAATATTCAAATGCAATCGAGCCGGGAAATATATCGGTTTTTATAACAGGCTGGAAGATGCCATGCGGGATAATCCGATGGCGCAAAGGGACTGGTTTTTCACCAACGGGGAAACATTGAGCGTTTGGATGTTCGACGGGACCCGCTGGATAGATACCAACAGGGCTGTCGGAGCTGTGAACATGATCGACAACCCGGGAACATTTGTTCCTGATGTTCTAGCGGGTGAAAGTAAGACTTATTTTTATATCGCCCCCCAAGCAGGAGAATATACCTTCACTAATTTTGGAGGGATTTCTGTATCAGTAGAAAAACCTAGTCTTATATCTATGGATTGGAATGGGATCGAATGGGGAGATACAATCTGTGAGTTTCCTGTTCATGGAGAGGAATTATTGCCGGAGGTCGAACTAAGATTCGTGAGTTTACCTAACGACAATGTGAGCGAAGTATACGGTAGCCGTGAATCTAATACTATAAAAAATTGCTATGTGGAGTTTCGAATGTCGCAAGGCTGGGATTTTATCAATCGAGAGAAAGAAAATATTTATTTGTGCCTGAACCGATGGAAGAGTAAAAATATGGCACATAAATCTACCAGCCACAGAAAATGGGTTACGGTTTATGATTTCTTTAAAACAGGAGATGACTTGTCTCATTGTTATCCCAATGAAGGAGAATTTCTGAACGGTTATTATAGATACGAAATGAAAGGGCTTCCTTTTTGGACACAATCTAGAATAAAACCAGTCGCACTCTCGAATTTAATTGTAGGAGAATATCATGGGGAATGGATCAGGATACCTTACTCGATGGAAAGCATTATGCGTAGATTTATATACATGCGTAATCAAAAAAGTGAACACGATTGGGAGGTCGTGCCTCCTCAAAAATTTTTCGATTCGAGCGGAACGAGTGCTGAAATGGTTTGTTCCGGAGGAAAGATGAAGATGTCACATGATGAAGGACATGCTAACTTTGTCAGTCTCACTTTGGGATTGTGTTTAGCTATAAAAGACTTATCGGTGACTAATTATGAAAAATGGATAAAAGGCTGTATGACGGCCTTCTGCGGAAGAATGGGTTATACTCAAAAACTGGGATTGTTCTATAATGCTACTTTATATGGGAAAAACAGGTTTGTTAAATAACGGGAGGTGCATTATCTATTTTTTTCTGCTCCGGCAGGAATTGTAGAAGGAGTTTCTGCTCCGGCAGGAATTACCGTTTCATGCACTTCCCTTTTTATATGTATAAATTATGGAAAATATCAAACTACCCTTAGATTTGAATCTAAACCCTATCGGGGTTTTGCAGCCCGGCGGGAACATTACGTTAAATGAAAGTGAAAACTTCGAAATTACGGAGTCGGGGATATACCGGATATTTACCGAGTCCGGCACTAACGGCATTGCCGAACTCGAATTTGATATGAACGGAACTATATCTAATGTATATAGTACAGTTGGGACAATAGAATGTTTTTATATCTCGAAAGGTACAATTTTTTATCCGGTATCTGGTTCCTTCCGTGTTACTAAAATGATTTAGCCATGAGTTTAGGAAGATTGGGATTGATACAAGCCGGGCAACCTTCGAAGCAGTGCCCCACGTTGGCGGAAATGACGGCCGACGCTACGGCCACGGCTGCCGATATTATGGCTGGAAAGACGGCGTATGCCAGAGGCGAGAAGTTGACGGGCACACTCGTACCCGTTACCAAAATCGACGTGGCAGCGGAGGGTATTAAATTTGCTTATTCTACGTTCGAGGAAGTACCCGAAGTATTCGATTTCTCGAATGTGACAGATGCAAAAGATTTACTATCTTATAATACTAATCTTAAATCTATCCCAGAGGACATCGATTTTTTGAAGATTACAAATGCACAAGGAATTTTTGTGTCATGTAGAAGTCTCAAAATAGATATAGATTTAAACTTCCTGTCGTGTCTGAATTTTTCTTACGCCTTCCAAAACTCAGGTATTCTATCTGTCATATCCATATCTTCTCCTGTTGCTAAAATGGTACAATCTATATTTCTCGGTTCAGCCATTAAAAGCGTATTATCCATTGATTTTCCTGTCGTTAATACGGCTAACAATTTTTTTCAAAATTGTAAATCACTGGTAACAGTACAGGGTCTGAATATGCCTGCTTTGACTTCTGCGAATGGATTTTTGGCAGGTTGTAATTCCTTACAATCTATTGACAGATTTGATTTCTCTAATATGACTTCTGCAATCAATATGTTTCAAGATTGCTCGGCCTTGTCGTCGATCGGTGATGTGATCTTCTTACACACCGCTCTATCGCTGGCAGATTCCCCGAATATCGATGAAGAGACTTTGAATCGATTCGGAGGATTTGCCAATGCTGCCGGAGAAAGCGGTGTAGCTCCATTAAAATCTTTGGGACTACCGGCCGCTGCGTTGACATTTAACACGGCTGCACAAACTTATTTGGAAACAGAAGGTATCATAGCGAAACTGACAGATGAGAATTGGACGGTTAATTTCGCCGATTCGATGTAATTGATACAAGAACACAATCAAACAAAACCTCATAAAAAAACAAATACCCATGAATATAGAAGAAAAGACCTATCAAAAGATTACCCCTGCAACGGAAGGTAATTACCTGACTACATACCAAGAAGGCGACGATATAAAGACTTACGAAGGTGTCAAGGCGATGTACACGCCGGCAGGCTTCGACGCTTCAACCGTAAGGGAGATTACACCGGAGCAACATCTAAGCTACCAAAAAGCCAAAGAACAGGCTTTGCAGGAGGAAACAGAATAAAAACAGAAACATTGATATGGGAGGGATAAACGAGGCTACGGAGGTAGCCAGAGGGATAAGCGAACAGGGGTTCTTGGTGATGACCGCAGCATTCTTCTTGGTGTTGTCGGCCATGATGATGGTGGCCTGCTTCAAGTGGTTCAAATCGATTATCACCAAGAGTATGGAGGATTACGGAGAATCACTGAAAGAGCTTATCGAAAAAACGAACGACCAGAATAACATGTTGTCCGACATATCGGAAGGTCTTAGACCGGAAACGCAGCTTCGAATAAAGAACATGACGAGTGAATTTTTCAACCTTTCCGCCAGACGGGTTTTGGAAATTATCGAACAAGTTAGGAAGGAAAACCATATATCCGACAGGAATAGGACGCATGAAAAAATTATCGGAAATCTCACGAACCAGTACGAGGACAGGAACAGCCGTTTCGACTACTTTACCTATCGGGGTAAACGTCTTTCATGTTATACCAATCCTGAATGGATAGACTGGGTGGCAGAGGTTGTCGAGAACGAGATATATGCCCATACGGTGAACGATGACAGGGCTAAAACCAATGTATTTTCTGTCTATGACCGTATCAAGCTCGATTTTTATCACCGATTAAATAACGAATAATATGAAGAAAATTTTGGAAAGAATCAAAGGGTTGTTATTGTCTATTCCCCACGACAAGCTGCTGCATTTTATCGCAGGAGGTGTCATCGCCTCTTTCTTCGCCATCGTGACAGGTGCGACGGCGGAATATTGTGTGCTGTTCTCTGCCATAGCGGGCTGTATCAAGGAGGCTGTCGACGAGTGGAGGAAGCCGGGGGCTTGGTCGTATGCCGACTTGCTGGCAACCATACTGGGCGGGCTGGTGATTCAAATCGAGGTTTGGATTGCCTGACGAAAAAAAATGAATTTTTATAACCCGGCGACGGGAAAGCGTTCTTTGACTTCTTGGAATCACCGTTTTAATGTTAAATATACAGTAAAAATTGAATCGTTTTTGCTTCTAAATAATCTTTGTTGTATATTTGTGCTACAAATTTTATTCGGATTATTTGATTTTAATTTCAGATTATCCCCAATTATGCCAAATCTTAAAGCAAAATCTGAGGAGAACATTCATGCCGCAAATTTGTTAATAGATAAAAGCTTATTTACGGCTTCTGTACATTGTTCTTATTATGCAGCATTCCAAATGTCGAAATATGTTTTGGCTAATTTCTGTGATGTTGGGTATAAAGAGCAAGATAATAATTCAAAAGGTCAAGGATCTCATCAATATGTTTCTACTGTTATGAGCAATAATCTTGAGAAGAAAAATAGATTTTACATGATTGATTATAACAGGCATTACAAAACAATAAAATACTTGCGAAACAAAGCTGATTATTCTACTGATTTTATTGATAAGGAAGAAGCGAAAGAGGCACTTGAATCATCAAATGGTATCATAAGGTTGTTAATTTCTAAATATTGTGAGTTATGAATGCAACGGATTTTATTATCTCCAAACTTAAATCGATTTCCTCGAAAATACCGGGAATAGGGATTAAGTATGCTTATGACAGACCTACTGATTTCCATATCGTGGAGATTTCACCTGAAAGCATAAGACTGAATGACGAGGAATATTTGGAAATGGAGTATATGCTATGGAAAGAATTTCAAAATTCATTCCCGGAAGAAGATTTATTGGTCACAGGTGTAAAAAAAATGAATAATATGGATAATATCCTATTTGAAAAGTCACTTCCTGTTGACTATGGGAAATATAGCTCTTTTAACCCGTTTTTTTCTATAAGGTTTAAACTTAGCCGTAAAGAAAATATCAATACAAATCAAGAGTATTCATATATAAATGATTCATATAACATAGCAGCATAGCATAATCATGGAAGAAAAGAAAGCGAAATTCAGATTATTAGATTTTAAAGTCGAACATTCCCATTTTGATATTGATACAAATAATATAAAAGAAGGTGATATTGACTATTCTATCGAGGTGGGAAGGCAGAATGGTATCAACGAGGAGAAACGAATATTCCGTCTTGGCCTTATGGTTAATATAAAAGATGCTAACAATGCAGTCAATATATCGGTTGAAATTGCTGGATTCTTTGAATTTGATTCTGATTTGGATAATCAAGCGAAGAATAATTTCTTCATGATAAACGCCCCTGCGATTCTTTTCCCCCATGTGAGAGCCTATGTTTCGGCATTGACTGCTTTATCGGGATTAAAACCGATTATTTTGCCGACAATAAATTTCTCGGCACACAAAAATAAAGACGATTAAAGATTGTATTTCAATTTGCTTCAAGCGGTGATTCTAAAAAAGTCACCGCTTTTTTTGTCGCCAAAAATGAAGAATGGATATGAAATACTTCACGATGAAAGAACTCACAAAGAGTTCAATGGCAGATAAACTGGGTATAGACAATACCCCGACGACCGAAGTGTCGGTTGCGCTGTCGAACCTTGTCACCCATGTTTTAGACCCCTTGCGGGAGATGTACGGGAAGGCGATAACCGTCAATTCGGGCTATCGTTGTCCCAAACTCAATGCCGCCGTGGGTGGTGCGAAAAACAGCCAGCACATGAGGGGCGAGGCGGCGGATATAACGGCAGGGAGCAAGACGGAGAATAAGAAGCTGTTCGAGCTTATACGGGATAACCTTCCCTTCGACCAGCTTTTGAACGAGAGCAATTACAGTTGGGTGCACGTGTCTTATGTGTCGTCATCGAAGAACCGGAAACAAATACTGAGCTTATGAGACATATCGTATTCCTATTGTTGTTTTTGGCTGCGACGAGTTGTACCAGACATGTGTATGTGCCTGTGGAGACGACAAAGAGCGACACGGTGTATATGAACCGGGTGCAGCTCGATTCCATATACATGCGGGACAGTGTTTTCATCGAGAAATCGGGAGACACGATACGGGAGTTCCAATACAAGTACATATACAGGTTCAAGGACAGAATCGATACGCTGTATATATCCAAGACGGACAGCATACAAGTACCCTACCCCGTCGAGGTAGTAAAGTACAAGACTCCTCAATGGTGCTGGTGGGCTCTCGGAGGTATTGTCTTGCTGCTTGTCCCTTACATCGTGAAATGGATAACAAAATTGAAAGGACTGGGTTTCTTGATATAATTTGATTTACGACTCTTTCGGGGCTTCGGAGTATAAAGAGGAAAGCCTCAATCTCTTGCTGATCTTCCAAAACTAACAAGAGACAACATCACGGGGAATGTTACGAGGCTTTCACAGCCTTTAAACAGGAACGTGATGTTTTTTATTGTGTCAACAATCTATAATTTAACAAATATTTAAAAAGGCAAGAGATATGAAAACCAATGAAATCTTTGAACACGTCTTGCAAATCGTTTGCGAGGAATGTGAGCTGTGTTACGGCGAATTGATCAACGGTGCGAACAAAAATGCGGTAGACGCACGTTGCCTGCTCATCTGTGCGTTGGTATCGCTCGGCTTCTCCGAGGAGAACACCGCCGCTTATCTTTCCATGACCCGACAGGGAGTGAACAAATTGAAAAACAGCCTAAAACAGCGGTGTTCGGGAAGTTTTATTCTGACAACGACAAATCAACGGGTCAGCAACAGGATAGCCACCGAAATCCGAGGATAGCAACGGCAATAGCCATACGTTTGTATGCGGCCGATATTGGCCGTAACCATCAATTATATCTATATGGAAAGAACGTATGTTTTCAATCAAGAGCCCAATGGTGGCGGAAGCAAGTTCGACATCATGGCTTTATTGCCCAACCTGATGGGCGGTAAAGGGGTCGATCCCGGACTCTTGGCCCTTCTCAATCAGGGAAGGAACAATCAGGACGCTTGGGGCGGAGGCATGTGGTGGATTTGGATTATCCTGCTGTGGTTCTGCTGGGGCGGTAACGGATTCGGAGGTTTTGGCAACCGGGGCGGGCTTCCTGCCGAGTTGAACGGCGATGTCGGACGTGAATACCTGATGTCGGCCATTCAAGGAAACGGTAATGCCATCAACCAACTCGCTTCGTCCTTGAACTGCTCTACCCAACAGTTACAATCCGCCTTGTGCAACATTCAGGGCTTGATTCAGGGTGTCGGCAACCAAGTGGGCATGTCCGCACAACAGATCATCAACAGCATTCAATCGAGTAATTGTACGCTGGCGACTCAAATCGCCGATTGCTGCTGCAAGACGCAAAACGCAATCGAGAGACAAGGATATGAAACCCGTATCGCCACCTCGGAACAAACCCACTCCCTCGTGGACAGCGGCAATGAGAACACTCGTGCCATTTTGGCGAAGCTGGATTCTATCCAAACTCAGGCTTTACAGGACAAGATCACCGCTTTGACGGCAGAGAAGGCTACTTTGGCGGCTGAAATCTCCCAACGGAACCAGAATGCGACCATTCTCAACGCGGTAGGGCAACAGATTGCTCCCCTCGCTGCCGGTTTGCAGGCTCTCCAAAGCGATGTGGACGGCATCAAGTGTAAATTGCCCAATACCGTTCCCGTGGTATATCCGAACATTCAGGCTGTAAACACGGACTTGTACCGGGCTGCCGCTTATGGTGCTTATGCGGGCGACGTCGCATACGGGCGTAGCGGTTACGGATGCGGTTGCAACAACTACTGGGGTTAATTCCAGTAAGAAAGGAGGTATATATGTGGCCTAACTTTTTTACAGGGTTTCCCTTTCCGTTCCCGACGCTGGGCAGAGTGAATTACAACACTCTTCCTACGGTGGCGGTGACGGTCGGCACGGAGAACGTGACTTTGGAACTCCCAAACCATGCGTTCCGTAACAGGGACTATGTGGGAGGATTCTATATCAATCTCCGTCAGGCGATACCCGCCGGAACGACCGCAACGCTTCCCATTCTCATCGGGACGAATGGGGACACGAGACCTCTGCTGGCTTACAACAACGAGCCGGTGACGGTAGAGAATATCGCCGGTACGGGGATCTATGAAATCCATTACAACAAGTACACCAACGAAGTGTACCTTGTCAACGGTGGGTACAGACCTACTACGGCGACGGCGGCAACCAACGTCGCTGCCAAAAGCAAATAATTAACACGGGGCTGCCTTTTATCGGGCAGTCCCATTAAATCAAAAAAACTATGTTTCAGAATCTTCGAGCAAACAACCAGTTATTTATCCTTCATAAGGACGAAAATCCCTTAGTGGATATAGGCTCCGTCGTCAGCGTTTCGGCTGCGAAGCCCAAGTACCCCATGCCGACACCTATCGGGCAGATACCCCAGATGGAAATGGTGGTGGACGTGGTGGTCTGCGTGAACGGGCAGAACACGACGTTCCAGAACTTGCCGGCAGGGGCGGACATCGCTGACTTCGGGCAAAACGGCAACATCGTCATATCTTGTTCCAGAGAGGCCATGAACTCGGAAGTGTCGGCTATCCGGCAAAAGAGCTTGGACGAACTGAACCGGCGTAATTACCACGAGAACGTGATTTCCGGGTGCGACAAGATATTGACAATTTTGAATCCCGAATTTGCGGAGAAGCAAAGGCAGGAGCAGGAGATTGCCACCCTCAAAGGGCAGATGTCCGAAATGAGCAGAAGCATGGCCGACCTAATGGCCATGAACAAAAAACTGATGGAACAGCTCGGTGTTGCTGAAACTAAAAACAAAAAGTAATATGGGAAGAATGTTTGAAATCAACGAGGGCGATAACTCTGAAAAAATGATGGAGTACGCTGAAAAAGCCTACAAGTATACGAAAAAACTTCTCGAATGCTTGGAAGAAGAGGGCTTAGGTGAACGCTACGATGATGACGACTTCGATGACAACTTCGGAGAACGTGGCGGAAGCAGTGGATCAGGCGGTGGTATGGGTCAACGGCGAGGGGTTCGTGGAACCGGTCGTTATTCTCGTTATCGCTAATGTTTAACCAGAAGGGTGTGGTAACTACTACACCCTTCTTAAACTATTTACCTTATGAAAAGAGAAAGTTTAGATATGTACGATGATAGACCAAGAGAAATGACCGCATATCTTAGAAATTATGGTTGGCACTTTAATAAAAAGTTATGTGAATTTGCCATTTCAAAGATGAAGCGGTTAAACCCATCAACCGGAAAGAAGGAGCGAATCGAACCTCTGACACGAGACATCGTAGATGAAATATTGAGTAAATACAATATTAAACTCAACAACAATATTTTATACGATTATGTGTATGTTGCAAATATGTGTAAAGCAGATTTGTATAAATCTTCTGTTCCTGATGAACAACATTTGGCATTGTATATCAAAGATACAATAGATGATATAGATGCCCCAGATGGTACAACTATGCGCCGTTGGTATGCAACAATGATAGCCGGTGGAGAGCCCATTGAATGGGACGATGTTTTATGATACGACAAAAATTTATATTAAAGGAATATGATTGGTCGGTACAGGTCTATTATGCCGTGGATTGCTATTATACCGACGAGATTATGGAAGCTTTATATTCTATTGGCTGTCGTGGAAAAAACTTGTCCGTTGCTTTTGGCAATCTCTCTTCTTGTAAACTTGATACCGGCCTGACATATTCTAACTATTCTACACACGAGACGGTGATGGTAATCGGTATAAATTCTTCCGCCGAAGAGTTTATGAATTCGTTTTGTCATGAGCGAAAACATTTGGAAATGCATATAGCGAAAGCTTTCGATCTCAACCCGTGGGGAGAAGAAGTAGCATATCTTAGCGGAAAAATAGGACAGAAAATGTATCGGGTAGCTAAAAAATTTTTATGCGAACATTGTAGGAAACTAATATAATATATGGATATAGCTAGAATCCTCCGAGCCATATGTTCCGGCAAGTCGAGGAAAGAGGTTTATAACCTGCTTTCGCCGGAAGAGAAGGATAAACTAAACTCTTTGTCCTCTAATCTCGCTATAAACCGAAGAAATCGTAGAGCTCTTGAAAGAAAAATAAGAAAGAATATTAAATAAGGTTCTCATTTTTTTCTACCACGGGTGTATTCTTCTGCGTATTTTCCCAGATTTTCTCCGGCTTAATGAAGATACTACATTATCTGCATTATCATCGGAAAGAGTTTTATATACCATTGCTTCTTGTGGATTTTTAATCATGAGCCAGCGATATATTATGTAATTTATCAGGAACTGCAATATATAATTATCGGCTACACAGATAGATGTATCTGGTATATCTTCATTCATCTGGCATGGATAACAAAGACGGTACAACCTTAAATCGTCGTCTGAAAGTCTATTATCTGGGTCTAAATCACATATATCAATTTGACTCATTTCCCTTTCGTCATCTTCTGGTTCTATGATATAGGCAACCAGTTTATTTTGCATATAGGCATGTGCATCTTTTAAAAATCGCTGAAATAATAAATCATCGTCTTCGGTAAGGGATAATGACACTAATTGAGTGCTCCCATCTTCATTTCGCCGAGAGGCTCCAAGCATAGTTGTAATATTCTTTACTTCGGACAATATTTTTTCTGCCGTATAGTGAAATACATATCTTTTCATCTTAACTTGGTATTAAATGTATTTTTTTCCTGTATATCTAATCTTGTAATGGTTGAATCGGAAAGCATATCGCCTTCTATAAATAGATAGAAGTTCCTCCAAGATGACGGTATTCTAGGGAGTAGAATATCAGGTAACAGCGTATCGCTGTTTATGTTCATCGATATGATCTTATAAAATGTTTTGTTATCGTTGGAAACATATATGGAAATAGAAAAATGTCCTCCGGCCAACATACGCAAAATGGAGCGTTCTATTTTTTTGAATCCCGGTGTTCCTAGTGTTATGGGAGCTGTACAAATGGTAACATTTTGTAACTGGTTGGACTCTTGGGATAAATCATATACTTCATCTTCATCGGATACGGCATAACAAACCGGATACGACGGTATAAAATAGGAGGCTTTCATTTTTCTTTGTCTCCATATTTTTCGTTGAAGATCGTAAATAAAGGCAGTATTTGCTTCTGTATTTTTTATGATAAGCTCACCAAAAGGATAATTGTATGCCAACAAAGGCTCGGTCAATACATTTTCTATCCCTTCCATATATACGTGTGCTGGGTTGGGAATATAATCAGCTTCGAGAGAGTCGGAAATTGATTTAGCAGAATAGCCGGAAAGAACAAATAATTTTCTATCGGAGGTAAAAGCCACAGCATTATCAAGAGATATAATGGAACGAGCATTGCTGCAAATATCCCTTGATACTGGAAACACATTGGAATAAATGACTTCTCCTGTACCGACTTGCATCATGTATATGCCCTCGTCGGTGAATACATATAGAGGAAATTGCCCGTATTGCCCTTGTGATAGAGCGGGCGTTGCAGCAGCCATGCCGATAATTTTACCGTTTCCTATGGTGTAGGTTTGCTCGACGGGAAATATAAATGGATTGTCCGTGGCAGAAACTTTAAGTTTGTTGGGGGTTGTCTCAATGTTATTCGAAGATTGGGGAGCCTCTGGTATTTCTGTTATTACTGCACCTGAAATTGTTATCGGATTTATCTCTCCCGTGGGTAGATAATATGCCAAATTGAGGAAGTCATGCGGAGTGAGATCGAAAGAGGCTGAGAAACGATAGTTTGTTAACGCACCCGATTCTTCTCTTACCCGATATATAATGGTTATCTCCATATTATAAGCCCGTGAATCGGGGTATGAGATATATGGGGAAAGGAGTAAAAGATTATCCCCGTTCGGTATGTCTTGGTCACGCACCACGATAGAAGTTCCTGATTCGGTTTTTATATAGGTTTTTGAAATGTATTTTATGACGTCTACGGTTGAACCGGCATAGGATATGAACATTTCGACAGGATAGCCATCATATAATTTTTGGGACGTACCTGAGATGTGCAACTTGCTATTATAATTAAATATTTTTTCGGCAATGAGCTTATTATGAGAATAGGTATCATCTGTTAATGTGGGCTGATACACGAGGTTCTTTAATATGTCGGATAAATCGGGTATATCTGAAAGAGTATTATTATTGAATTTATCACTATCAAAATCGTATTGTGCAATGCGGTAGAAATTAGTGGCAGAGAGGATACGCTCCCGTAGTTTTTCGTCATTTGTGTAGAATGGGTCGCCGCCAAACGTATAAGGGTTCCCATTACCTAAAACAGGGAAATTATTCTTATAAGTATCGGTATCATCATAATATGGAATCTCAGCCATAAATACGTCTATCCCCTTATATATATTGGATTCTTTTAACGATTTAGGGATAGCTATATCTACTTTTATCCTATAAGACATAAGCCCGGCTCGAACTGACCTGTTTTTATAATCACTATTCATTGTCCCGGAAACCAGTATCGGGGATCGTTTTATAAACAAAATGGGGGCTGAATGTAATGTATATGTGCCATCGTACATTCTGACAGCCCAACGGATAAGCGATACGTTTTGAATTTCACCTTTTGATCGTAAATTATCCATTTTTTCATAAATAGCACCATCTGGGGTCTCTCCTTTTGAGACTATGTACTTTGCGCCAACTTCAACGACTTCATATGGGAAACTTATATTTACATATTCTAAAATTCCATCTCCTGTCTGGTTGATTTTTACAGTTATATCATCTTCATTTATAGAAATATTTTTGTAAACGTATGTGCCAGATGATCCATACAGATAACACAAGAAATAAAAAATACCACCGTCTGTTGATACAACAAGGGTGTTTCCCACGGAGGTTATATCATTTAAACCACCAATTTGATAAATAGGAACTCCGATTTTTGCTTCTGAACTTGCCCCGTCGTTGTAATACATAGGTCTCACGACTTTATCATTGCCATAACGATATGCTTCGTAGTAAATAGTGCTTCCATCGAAAGTAATCCAATTTTCATAACCATTGCCTTTGTGAATATAAATGAGTTCTCTATGATTGGAAATAGTATATATTTTCTTATTCACACCAGTCGGAGATATAGATCCAGTGGAAGTGTGACGGAGATTTACCATAGCGGTTAACTGCCCGTCTTGTGGATTTGAAGTGTCTAATACTATACCCGAAAAAGGAATGGTTTTCATACAAAATATTTTTTGTAAAACTAATGATGTTTATTGATATGTCGGCGTACGTGGTTGCCATTTGTTTACCTTATTGTTTTTTTGATGAAATCTCTTTTTTTAGTTTGTCTATCATTCTCTGAAATTTTGCAGCCACCCGTGGACAGTGTATTTTTAAGTTTCTATCTCGCTCGGCTTCGTAATAGGCTATTTTATATTTAATTTCTTCTTTTTTCATGAATATCTGTTCATTACATTTTAATTCTTTCCCAAAATATTTTTGGATTGGAATTATATTCTTTTATCTTATCGGTCAATAATTCCAGCTTTTTAATAGAGGCTCTATTATCATGCTCTATTATCTCTAATCTGCTAATTTCTCTTTTAAAATTTTCGTTTTCTTGTAACAAACACTTGTATTCATTCAATTGGTCTTTTAACTTGTCAATCTCACTTTTCAATGCCTCATTTGTAAATATCCTATAAACATGGTTTTCTGGATATATCAAATCATTCACATAAATAGCACCCACTTTATTTATGGCAGTAAGTAGGAATGAGATAGAATAAGCATCAATAGTGTAAATTTTAGAAGATTCAAGTTCGGCATAAAATGTACCATCGCTTTTTATAATCCCATTGTCAGTTTTGACAATTAACTTGTCATCTTCAATATAAACTTTTCCCATGTTAGTGATTTTAATTAGTAGTGAAAATATCATCTATACACTCGTTCACTCTGTCACATGTATCTCCAAAGGAAATGGCAAAAGATTCGTCGCCTACACGGTCTATGATGGATCGCAGGTCACGGGCGATGTGGTTGAACGCTCTCAGTTCTTCCAGCATAGGAAGGGTAACAGTGCCGTCGTATTTTTTCAGGAGTGAGAGCAAATCGACGGCGGAGGATTCTGCAATGTCCGCCAACACTGGGATTTTTCTCAGGAGGCGATTACATTTCTCTTTGCCCTCTTTGCTCATGGTGTCGGTGATTGTTTTTGCCGTGACTTGCTCTCGGGTTTGCAGTAGTCGGTCGTATTGCCTTCGTAAGTTGTCAAACAGAGCGAAGTCACCCCTTCTCAGAGCTTTCTCCATCTTCCGGCTGTACTCCTCTTTCAATATTTCAATGTCCATGATTACTCCTCCCACTCGATTTTAATTGTACCTAAATACGATGGCGGACAATTACTTACGGCTTCTTCTCTGTTAGGAAATACGCCAACAGCTAATGTATCTCCATAATTATTTTTGCACAAGTTAACCCACCCCTCTTTCTTTTCATGGGACATCATAAGGTTAAGATTATTATCATGCTCATCACATACACCATCAATATCATACTGATACGCATTTTCTTCTGTATCACAATTTATAATAGCAACAATTGGAAAGTTTTTATTGTTTAAATCAAAGCAAATAATCCTTGCCTTTCTACCATCTCTCGTGCAGACTGGTTTGCCTGCTTTGGCTGCTTCAAGGTCAAATTCTTTTAAGTTCAATTTCTTTTCTTCCATATCTTCTTTGTTTTGTTTGATTTCTATACTTATTATTTTTTCATGCCAATCATATAATACATAATCATCGCATATAGGTTTATGATTTTTAAAATCTTCATATACCATGAAGTTTTGAACATAAACTTTACCGCCTTTAAAAATTTTGTCGTATATAAAATGTGGCTCTCCGACCTTTTCAAGTTTCTTGAAGATTACAGATTTACTGTCACTTCTATAAGTTCCACTACATTTATCAAGTTCGCAATTACCAACAGCACTAAAAGCACATAATTCAAAAACAGTGGCACAATCATATTGTTTTGGTTGCTCTACGCACTGATACCACTCACCGTTGTACTCAAATATTTCTCCTACTTTTCTTTCCATAATCATACGCTTAATTATTCAAATTCCATTATCTCCTTATCCCATAGTTGGGCCACGAAATTTTCTAACTGGCAGCCTTTGGATTTTTCCCAACCGGGGCAAAGGCATACCTCATCGCATCCCATAAGAGCCTTTATATCGTTTCCCAGAAGTTCATGATAGGGTTTGTCCAAATCGGGGTTTACATCGAAGTCTATCGGTGTGACGACACGGTATCCTTTCATTTCGAGGACTCCCGAAACGTATAGTATTTCACTTTCCACTTCATCGAAGTCCCTGCCAGTAATGGGTAGGGAGATGTAGATTTTCTTTTTACTCATAATACAACAATGTTAACTAAACTATTAAAAGAGTTAATTTGATATTTGATAACTAAATATCGAAGTCGATTTGCATCGAACTTGATTCGGAACATTAACACCTCCTTTCCGGCGAACTGTCATTCGCCATCATCTTGTCCATTCTCGTGTGAGAAAGACATTAAGCCCAATGTCCTGTAACTTTGGGCTTTTTTTAGTTGCACTTGACAGGGTGCAACTTATAGCTTGTCGATACAGGTCGGCAGGCAAAACGGAAAGGAGGTGTTAATGTGAAAGATCAAGTTCAAAATGAAAGTGGGAAAATCCGCATATTCTGCCGTTATATCATCAAGAACGGTAAAAAGATTTACCCTAAAAGGTCTAAATACTTTTCGTTCTTGGTGAGCGATAAGAAAAGTGCGTGATTTCGCTTTCTATGGGAATGTACAGGCATTCCCTTTCATCTATACTCCTACTTCTTTCCCTTCCATGATTATATTTCATTTTAAATCGAATATCTTGCTTGAATCCCTAATAGAATCAATAGACATCTTGGCACTCAATTGCTTCATAAATTCAGCAAAATCCATCGCCCGATTCCAACTAGACCATCTATGAGTAATCTCTACTAGTTCAAAAGCATTTAGTAATACCAATTTTTCGTTTTTCTCTTTCAGGTCATTTACAGCATTTCTTACTCTGTGATAAAATTTGTCATTATATCTTTTTGCGTTATATGGTTCCGCACCTTCTCTTGGTTCAATACTACGATATTTAACCGAAAACGAAGGAAGTTTATCTTCGCACATTGCATTATATACATCACTCTCCACCGGGCCATAAGGCATAGCATAGAAATTATCGAATATATCCAAAAGGTCATCGCCTCCATCTTTCTTAGGAGCAGCAGCCAAAAACAGCAGTTTCATAGCTGTAAGTTTAGGAAACGGCTTGCCCTTAATCGTTTCATGATTATCCCGCCACTCTTCAAAAAGGTGGAGCATATAATCAAATGCCTCTATTTTATTTATTTCCATAATTAATCCCCATTTGTAATTAACCAAATTTCTGGATTGGTCCCATTTATATCTTCGACATAATATGGTTTCTCTATAATTTCTCTATGTAATTGATAATCTGAAATATCATGTACATAAAATACGGGGGTTGATTTATCTTTCACTTTCATAAGTTCATCAATCAATTCTTGTACTGTCATATTCTTTTCTTTTTAAGTCTTTCAACCTCTATTTCTCCTTGTTTATCGGTTTGTATTCGTCTGTCTCATCATCGTATTCAAAGCAGTCCGGACAGTATAGCCTATCACCGATAATTTGCCAGTCCATATAAAGAGCATCTTCTATGGCCTGACTTTCTTCACTCCATGCACAAATATCTTCATTGATACAAGCCTTACCACAATTATCGCACACGGCTTGGTACATTTCTACTTTCCGTATCATAAATTCCTCCTTGTTTTTTACATTATTATTTCTGTTTATCAATTTTTCTCATTAACTTCAACAAGATGACTATCTATTTCCTCTATAACCTCAATGGCCGCTTGTAAGAATGCTTTATTAGTTGTACGGATATATCCTGATCCGAACTTACCCATCTTGTATTTGTCTGCCGTAAAAACGATATATTGCTTTGCAAACAGAATGTTGATACAGCATTTTAATCGTTCAATCATTGCTTGTCTCCTTTCAGTAGTTCGGGGTTGTCGTGGATGTTGCCGAGAACGTAAGAATCAAAATAAATCCTTCTTAATGGAAAAGGTCTGTTTGAACTACCAATCTGACGGTATTCAAACATGCCATTTTTAAAATAGACTTCAAACTTGGGTTCATACGCTTTAACTTGAAATATGTCACCCTCGTAGATTTCTTTTCCGTCGGCGTCATACAGCCCCGTGAACATACCTATCGTTTCTCTACGGACATCGTATCTAATCTCTTGATTGTTTTTGTAATCTACGATTTCGCAATTACCGCTATCGTCAATTATCAGATTGCCGTAAGCCCATTGCCCGTTATCGAATCGTTTGCCACGAAAATTAATTGTCCTGCTCATTGCTCTCCTCCTTTCATAAGTTCTATTTCTCCCATATCTGTATGATTTTTATAATTTATTGAAATAAACTGACTTGTATTCTTTTCAAAACTTTTTCATTTGCGTCGTTATAAAATTGCTTGTTGACCTCAAAGCCGTACGCCTTTCTTCCCAATGAGGCTGCCGCATACAGGGTCGTGCCGCTTCCTGCGCACGGGTCGATGACAACATCTCCCTTGTCCGTGAATATCTCTATCAACCGTTTGAGAAGCGGGACAGGTTTCTGGCAAGGGTGGCATTTGGGCGTGGTGTTGTCCCTCACCCAGTCGAAGCAGTTGAAAATCATTCTCCCGTTGTTGTTGAATTTGGGCAACTTGTCACGATAAAGGATAAGACCGTATTCGCAGTTGCCGACGACCTTCATGTTTGCCTTCAACACTTGCGCCGAGAAGTCCTTGCGGAAAACCAGCGGTATGTAGTGCATGAGTCCGTATTTGCGGCCTAACTCTATGAATTTGAACTGTTGTTCATACTCGCAGAACAGTATCATGCAGGGGGATTTGCCGGCTTCTTTCGGTTCCTTGACGAGCATTTTGGAACAGAAGTGCATGAACTCTGCCGGACGAAACTCGCTGTCGGACGAGAAAAATTGTTTGCCTGCCAATGCGCTCTCGCCGTTCTTGTTGTCTCCGTCGATATACCATGCGGGGTTGCTGGCGTAGGCGTTGTCTCCTAAGCAGTTTCCGCTAAAACAAATGGAGCCATTTCTGCGTACTAAAAATACGCTATTCTTTTTTAGTGTTAAGCACCATACTTTGCCTGTATAATCTGCAACAACTTTTTTATTGCCGTATTTTATATTGCGAGATAATGGGTTATATTGAAACTGGTACAAATCACCACTGTTTATCTGCTTTGTATATATTTGACATAGTGTCCCTAATTTTAAAGCCACCTCCTGCAATCCCAAGATTAGTTTTTTAGAAATAGAACTAATTCTTATCCCCGGACCATTCTGCGAACTATCTCCAAACGTATAAGACTCCCAAAATATTTTTAGTTTATCCGTAGGCAAATCCAATATCCAACGTGGTATAAACTTATCAGCACTTCTGCCAAATTGTTCAAGATAGCAATACAGTTGTTTTGAGTAGATATTATAGTTTGCACTATCTCTACCTTTGTTTTGGGATTCTGAAAATTTGAATGGTAGATTGCTTAGTATCTTGCGGACTTTATCACGATCACGATTGTGTTGTTTGATACTTACTGTGTAACCTGAACTGCTACATCTTGAATAAGAACCGTCAGCGAGATATAAGCCAAAGAAGCGTAACCAATCAATAGTATTTATAACGACATCTTCGGTGGTGTGCGAATTTAGTGTTTTCCCATTATGTTTTATCTCTACTCCCGGGATAACCACTGTATCGCAATCCGTAAAATCAGTCCAAATATATCCAGACCGTGGTACAGATGAAGCCGCAGTAATATTTTTAGCAAGCCGTATGTTTTCAGTGTTTATACGTTTTCTGTTTCGGATACGTTCTCCAAATTTTAAATTGGGTGTAAACTTTTCAACAGTATAGCACCTATGATTTGCAGATACAAACAAGTCAATGTTTTGGTTTTTGAATTGTATCATGTCCTCATCATTATCTCTCACTATAATATTTGCGATGCCGCTATATTCCATTCTTTGTGTTTGATGATTAAGTGACAGTACTTCATCTTCTGGTAGAATATCAGTATATTTTTTCCAACCGTTTCTTGTGAAGCACTCCGTTTCAGTGTCGTAACAATACGGCACATCTGCTATAATCAGCTGGGCTTTTGGCAGACCATATACCTTATAATTCTGGAATGAGTCGTTGTAAAGCTCTATGTCTTTCATACTTAACTTTCCTTTTTGCTGTATTTGTCGATAATTTCTTGAATCTGACCGGGTGTCGCTTTCTCCTTTTCACGTAGCTCTCTCTCCCTTTCCTTTTCCTCCTGCCTTTTCTTGTCCTCATAGAACCGCAATAGTTTTTCTCTGTCGGCTCTGAACTCTCGAAGCGACCTTGTTATCACCATAGGGTCGAAAACTCCGTAGAACGTTCCGTAAAGACCTTGCTTGAACCGCAGGAAGAATACCATGAACTCGGTGAGCTTAAAACCGCCATAGCCTAAGATAATTGTCCGTGCCAGTTCGATAAAATCTGCTGGTTCCATGCCATTGCGAACTTTTGAAAATTCAGCGAGTTCAAAGAGCTGTATAGACAACCATGATTCAGCTACGCTATCTCCAAATGTCCGGGCAACTCTTGCAATACTCGGTGCATGTCCTGTGAAACAACGCTCCTCGTTTTTGCAGTATTCTGTCTGCTTGTCGGGGCTAAAAAGGCAGAGCAGATTCTCCCCCGTCTTGTAGGTTGCCAGTATCTCCCGCTGCCAGCTTGGCGGCGATGGCTTCTGCAAACTCTGCATATCGCTCCTGTTTGGTCTTGGAATTAGGTTTTTGATGGATTCCGGATTGCTCATCTCGTACTCGTTTTAGTTCGATTCTTAACCAGCGGGCAAAGTGTTGTTGTGCATCGCTGACGCTTTTTCTTGCAATACCCTCGTTTTGAAGTTTACGGATATATGCCTCGATATATAATCTTGATTCGATCCCGTCGATGTGGTTGTTCATCGATAGCGTTTCTATCCACGTTTGATTTGAGAG